TACTTGAGAACCAATTCTCTCATAAGCTTCGTTGATAATCTCATCATAAGCAAATGCTTTGTCAAAAGTAACTGTTCCAGAAGTAGTATTCGCCATGCGCTACCTCCTAATATAACTTCTTAAATTCTGCTATTAACGTATAAATGTTTCCAGAATCAGCGTCGCCTGGAACAACAAAATTTACATCACTTTGATTACTATTAGCTGATTTGTCAGTTTTTAATCCACCGAATTCTCTAAAGTCCCAATAACCTGTTCCTGTTAAACCTAAAACTGGAATGTCACCATTGTTATCTTCTTCATCTATACGAGCATAAGAGTCTCCGCCATCTCCACCTTGACAAGAAAACCAAATTCTTTGTAATACTAAGTGCAGACAAGATGCCCCATTCTCATCTGTTTCCATTGCTGAAACATCGCCAAAAACTGTTGTTCCACCATTTCCATCTGACTGATTTACTATTTTGATAACTACCCTTGCATCATTTTGTTGCATGATAGTTGGTCCTGTTACTGTGTCTGCCATAATCCCTCCTTAATCAAGATTACTAGATGGGGCCGAAGCCCCATCATATTTTATTTATTAACCGTTATTGTAATCAAAAGCTGCGCCAGTGATTTTAATAACTATTTTACCTGCTGTGTAAGCTGCTTCAGTAGCATCTCCAGTAGTCAAGTAAAGATATTTTTTAGATAATGCTGCAAGTGTTGATCCACCATCAGCAGAAACATACATACCTAAAGTTAAGTCACCATTATTAAGTAAATTTGTTCCACTAGATACCGCTGCATTTTCTGCATCAGTTCCTGTAGCTGAACAATCTAGATTAATATCTGGATCTCCACCTGTTGGTACTTCTAAACATGCAAATTCTATTTCAAAAGGAATTCCATTAACTCCAGTTGTTAGTTCTGCAATGTAAGCATTAGCTGCTCCACCATCAGTACCAATAATATCATTAGCTGCTCCACCACTAGCTAATCCACCATGAAGGTCAATTAGAATAGTTGTGTAAATTAACCCACCTATTTTATTCACGAATGTGTTAATTGCATCATCAGCAATTCCTGTTCCGTGATCATTAGGTGTTACTTTGAAAATAGTAGCTGCTGTACCTAAACTTGCATTGTTAGTACCAGTTGAAGTGCCTGCTGCTACAATGTTATTTCCAGTACTCGCAACTTTTTCTATCTCCATACCACCAGCAGCTTTGATAACTGCGTAGTCAACAAAAGCTCCAGTAGTTGTGTTTTTAGTTGTTGCCTTAATGTCACCGTCTGAACGGACTGTTCCATTAAATGTTGTTGTTGCCATAATTATAATCCTCCTAGTTTGCGAACGTAGTCTCTAGGCCGTCGACTATACGCGTCTACGCTCTATTAATTGTATAGTGATTAATCTATAGCCCTTTTTTTAATAGAGCGCAAGGTATCCCTGTAAATTTGTATGATTTTTGATAGCGCTTAAGTGGCTATCGAAACTTCAGCCCTGGCTTCGTTTACTTTGGTTTGAAGCGTTTGTTCTTCAAACTCTTTGGCAATGATTTCTTTAACAATTTCCTGAATTTTTTTGTCGATATGTCCCATATGCAAAGTATATCTACCTTCCTTCAGGTGCTCCTGTTGCCACTCTAGTTCCAAGGACCGTTTCGTAGTGTATAGGTCTTCGGTCATTTGTAACCTCCTCATAGGTTATCCATTTACCTTTTTTACTGGTAAATCCATCTTTTTCGAACTTTACCTCATTTTTTCCTAGTTTGTCAAGGATAGAATTCTCGATATCTTGAGGAGTGTCCTTACACATAACTTTAAAGTCTGCATAATAGCCACAATATCGAATTTGAATTCTGAAGTTTTTCATTGGTAATTTCTTACTTTATAGTCGAAATGAGGCGGTTTTGAGGCCGCCTCATTAATTTGTTTTAGTTGCTATTACGCACCTGGTGATCCGAAGACACCACGCCAGTCAGACCAGCCGAAGCTGTATCTTTCTCTAGCTTTGTATCTCACGTTACCAGTTTCAAAATCGCCTTCCATAGCGGTTTTGATTGGTGCTCTAACAAAGTGTTTTAGTCCATTTGGTACATCTGTTTTAATGAACCATGCGTCTGTATCTGTTAAATAGTGATTAACCACATAACCTTGTGGAATCACATTCATAGACACAACAGCACTGATGTCATTATCAGCTGTTCCAATTCTACCGACAGATTTTAATAATCTTTCAGCAGTAAATTGAAGCGCCGAAGGAACAATCATTTTTCTTCCTTGAGCTGCAATTTTTAAACCTCTTTCATCAGTTAGCGCAGCAATGTCAATCATTGCTTGCTCTAATGAAGTTTCGTTTAAGTCTGCTGCAGTAGTTAGTTCATTTTGCTCAGTACCAGCAACAATTACGTGTGCTAGTGAACAAAGTTCTAAACCATCTCCGCCAGTGTATGAACTGTTAAACGCTCTATTAAGAACGTTCGCTGCTTTAACTTGTTTAGCATTAGCCATTGAACGTGCTAGTGCTTTTGTATAACGAGACGCGAGTCTGTCATACAGATTGTCTTCAATCGCTTCTTCAGTAATTGAAAACGCTAAAGCAAGTGTTTCATGCGTATAACGAGCCGTGAAAGTTTCTGTTGCCGCGTCGTAATTGACACTTTGACCTTCAGGTTTTACACCCGCATTTCCGAATCCAGATAACATAACTTCTTCTTCAAAAGCTCTGTCTGAATTTTCTGTATCGAAAATTTGTGAGTGTTCGTTAGCGTAGTTTTTGTACTCCAGGCCAAATAGTGCATTTAAACCTGGCTCTAGTTCTTTAACTAGTTGTGCTCTTGATATTGCCATAATTTATACTCCTATATACCTGTTGCGAATGTAAATACATTCTCACCAGTTCCAAACACAACGTACGCGTTACAGTTAGCTGTACTCGTATCGCTGTTATCGGGATCTTTTGATATTCCGATTTGTTTAAGTCCTGATGCAGTAGTTGTAAATGTATCACTATCTAGTTCCTGAGTCGATTGCCCAGTAACAGTGCTTCCACCTGTACCTACAAAGTTACCTGAAGCAAAGTTCAGGGCTGCTGTACCCGTGCCATCATGTTGTGCTTCAAACACAATGTCTGGGTCCATGTATATGGTAGCTACTATATCAGCAGCAGCTGTGCTAGCTGGATAGTATGCTTTCCATGTTGGTTTACTTGTTGTTGGGTCGGTATAATACACACCGCCGAAAACACCTGCTTGTTGCACGTCTCCGACTGTTGCTGCTTCAACACCGCCTGCTGTTACTGCTTCAACTACTTGACCAGTATAAATTGCTGTGTCGTAGTTATTAGCAATATTAGCTTCTTCTGCTCTGATTTGTCCACCCGTAAGATGTCTTACAGGTCTGAAACCAAAAGCTGCGTCTTGATTTGCCATATTGTTCTCCTTTGTAAACTACTATTCATAGTTTACGATTAATTTAAATTCGTTGGATTGGGAATCGCTAATAAATTAGGTCTTCTTTGTTCCACCGAAGGTTACACGGGACTGCCTCTCAGCATTGATCGGCATTCCTGGATGCTGTTCCTTCATAAGATCGCTTTCGACTGCGTCATCTCTATCTTGAGTAATTTTTCTAAAATACTCATCGCGCGCTTTGACAATCTCTTCTGGTATCCTTGCCAGCAATAGGCCACCAACTCCGATTACCCCTTTGTATTTACCTTCCGTCATCACTGGATATTCTGATCCTGGATACTGATCTCCTCTTACGAGTTCATATCCCGATCTTAATCTGCCGGCCATGTTCTTTGTATCATCAAAGCCCATAGTTTCGGCTCTTATCCATCTGTGATGAAATCCTGCAGGTGCAGGGGGTGCATCTAAAGATGATGGTGGAGTCCAAACAACTTTTTGAGCAGTTTTTGCTCGGGTTTGGCTCGCACGGGAAGTTTTCATTTCTTTGGTCATATGCTTATGCCTCCTTCGTGAATTGTTTTTGTTTTGCATACTCTTCTAGTGGCACACCTAATTTTTTAGCGATTGCTACCTCTGAGGATGTGAGTCTCATAGTTTTGCGACCAGGTTTAACACTTCGCGTCGCTGACGCTACTGTTTGTGTCGGTTTAGTCGATTCCGTTGACTCTGTTTTAGCAAATTTATGCGGGAAGTCAAGTCTCATTCTCTTGTCTATCTCAACATAATATTCGTCCGAATTCGGATCGAATCCTTCTTGCTCGGTTAGTTTTTTGTGGTAATCAAAAGCCGTGTACGTCATGGCATTGTCTTTACCAAACCATTCGTTCTTTTCAGCCCATGATTCAGCTCTAGGATCTGGCGCTGGAGGTCTTCCAATCGCTTGATCCAAAGTAGGTGTTTTTACTTCTTTTTCCCTAGTTTCTTCAACTCTGGTTTTAAAAGCTGCAACTCTTGATTCTTCAACGCCTAGTTTAGCAATTTCTTTTTGTGCTTCAACTTCAGCATTAATATCACTCGCTTCCCTTGCTGCTGCAAGTTTAGCTTTAGCTGCTTCCAAGCCTGATACAACTCTATTTTCCATAGCTGTTACATAGCTTGGTTCAAGTTTCGCCATTCTTGTTTTAACATCAAGATGTTCTCTTTGAACACCTTTGGCATAATCCAAAGCGGCTTCTTTTTGTCTTTCCGCTTCACGCCATTTTTTAGTTAACTTGGCAATTCTCTTTTGAACACCTTCACTATATTGTTCTAATTCTTCTTTTTTCTCTTCTACTTTCTCTACTGGTTTTTCTTCTACTTTTTCTTCTACTTTTTCTTCTACTTTTTCTTCTACTTTTTCTTCAACCGGCTGTAGCGCTTCTTCTTTTTCTTCAGCAATATCGACTTCAGCGCCTGGGCCGGTTGTATCAATATCAACTGTTTTTTCTTCTTTGTCTGGCATAGTTCCTCCTATGATTAATTATGACTCAGTACGGATTCAGGATCTTTAATCGTTCCTAAAACTTCATCATCATTCAAGATGCGCACTTCGCCGCCTTCTATGGGTAGTCTTGATCCTGCATAACGTGCAAAGATGACCCATTCACCGACCTTGCACCACGGACCTGTTGGATATTTTTCCTTATCTTGATAGGCCAACGGACCCATCGATAATACATAACCACAATTAGTTGCGACTCTTAATTTGTCTAAAGATTCTTGCGCAATTAAAATTCCACCCTTGGTTTTTTCTCTGGGTGTAAAGGGCAAAACTAAAAGTCTCCAGCCGCTTGGAACAGGGAGCTGGGATTCTTGGTTTTTAATATTTTTTGGATTTAAAGGTTCTTCTTCTTTATATTTTTCTTCCAAAGCATTTTTATGCTTTGGGTTTTCCTCTTGTGAGGTCGATAACGTTTCCTTGCTCATCTTTTTGCTCCTTTGCTTTTAGCAGGTTAGAGATTTCCTGAAGCAAGTACTGATATGCACGTGCTTGTCCTAACATATACTGATATTTCTCCATATTGTCAACACCACCACTAATCATGTTGTCTCCAAGACGTTGAATATTTTCTCTTATTAGTTTTTGTAATTTTGCTAC